CCATTAGCAAAGGTTTTAGTTGTTATACCTAGAACCTCACCAGCACTGGCAAGGGTGTCTGCCATTGTAACAAAGATACCCCCTAAAGCTTCTGCGAATTCTTGGCTTACTGGGTCTAACTGTGTACTAAAATCAGAACTACGTATAAGCCCAAATGCTTTCTTAGTAGTACTCTTTATTACTGCGAATATGTTAGCCTCTACCGCACCAGACTCTATAATATCTGCAAAAGATTGAGATAAAAACTGGATACCGGAGTCCACAAGTTCTGTTTTAGTACTTCCGAATAATCCATTAACAAGACCTGATATTATGCCTCCAGTTAGTTTATCCAATACTGGGCCTAGTACAGTCCCCAGTAATGCACCGGGTGCACCCCCCAACAAGTATCCGATTACTTGTCCAGCAGATGCAGATTCTATAGCTGCGCTGCTACGTAAAACTCCTCCATTGCGAGTCTCCCCAAGACCCTCTACAAATCCAGTATCTAAACCTCCAGCACTTACGATACTTCGCGTGACTTGATTAATAGCCCCCGATAAAGTACCTAATCCCTGTCGTATTCCTTTTAACTCTGCAAGTTGGTCTAGTTGAATATCTTCAAAAGCTTCAAAACTTTTGGTTAAGGATTCTGATTGGGCGTCTTCATCCCCGAATACAGTACCTGTACCTACAGGCCCCATAGAGGGTGCGCTGCCTCCGCCACTACTTAACGCGGCCCCTATACCTCCAAGAACTCCTGCCATGATAGCTGTCATTGCCGCTATTGATGCAAAACTCGCTGGAGGTGGTAATGTGCCTGCTGCGGTAATAGCTGCCGCTGCGTTAGTTATAGCTTTCTGTGTAGCCAGAGCTATCTCAGCTACTAAGAAGCCCATTTCTAAGGCATGTAACACTTTACGTTCTTTAGATTGTTCATCAAATAAATTCTTAGATGCGCCTAAGATTGAACCTATACCTGATAGTTGATTTTGAAAATTATCTGCTTGTATCGAAGATTTCTCTTCTTCTAAGCGAGCTATCTCCATCAAATCAGCTTTTGTCTTATCTTGTTTCCCATTATAAAATTCTAAATTAGCTGAATTCTCTTTTTGAGCATCAGCTAATTCAAAAGATTTACTAGTAAATTGAGTTATAGCATCAAGACCTTGAGAGAATGAGGTAGCTATTCTGTTACCTACCCCATCCATAGTACCTGCAATATCTTTTAATAGATTAGAAGATTCCTTCAGACCGTCTGTAAATCTTTTCTGGGATGCAGCAGTTGCATCTACCGCAGATTTCAAACGTCTATATTTCTCAAATTGGTGTTCTAAAGCAAGTCCAAGCTCACCTAGACCTACAGCATACAACCTGTCTACTTGAATTTGCATTTCCCGTTGACGATTCATTTCCGATACCGCAGCACTTCCATGTGTGAGGGCGAGTATCTGGTCCTCCAACCTTCTTACAGATTCTTGGTAAGACTCTGTTTCGGCTGGCTGATTTAATACTTTTAGCAGCTCAATTAATTCATTTCTTCTTTCTTTAGATAAAACTATACCTTTAGATAATGCCCAATTATCCGCTTCCTGTGCTTCTACAGATTTACCTAGAGTCCCTTGTACTAAAATTTCTGCTTGTAGTCGTGCTTTATTACTGGTGATTTCTTCCTCAGTTAATTCTTTTATACCTTGACTTAACTTAGCAATCATCTTAAGGTAGACTTCCTGCGCTTCAGGGGCGGCTTTAGATAAAACCAAATTTATCTCGTTGAGTTTATCCTGAAGTTCTGATAGAGAATCATCGTCATCCAAACGCAGAGCAGTATTAACTCCAAGAGCTTCTTGTTTAAATAATCTGTAAGAATCTTTTCCATCTTCAACGGCTTTTATATACTGTAGGAGGTCTTTAGTTAACTTTTGGAACTCAAAGCTGTTGCCTTGGGCAGAAGTCGCTATACCAGTTAAGGTAGTTTTTAAAGTATCTAAGCCCTCATAGGTAACGTTATTTTGTAAATCACCTAATGATTTACCTAGAGTTAATGCTTGTAAATCTGTCAGCTTAAACTTATCTGCGATTTCATCAGTTTCGTCTTTCAACTTTACTAGGCGTTGTGTGGCAGTGCTGAAATTACCAGCAAGTCTATCTCCTGCGGTTATACTTAAACCCTCTAATTTAGATGCTGCTGCTTCCACAGAAAGACCCATCTTGTCTAATCTAGTAGCGAAATCATCTAGGTTTGAAAAACCAAAGCCTATACCGTTGACCCTAAAAGCCTCTAGAACATCTATACTCTCTATAAAGTCTTCTATAGCTTTATCAGTTTTTCTCAGTTGATTACGTGCATCTGACAGGGCAGCAGAAACTGCAAGTATCCCAATTGCAGCGTCCTGTTTACGTAGTTGTTCAAAACTGTCATCTACGCTACCCGCTCCTGAAGCTAACCTACTGAAGGATTTAGATAACTCATCGTTAGCTTTCTCTAAAGCTTTAGTCTTATCTGTAATATCTAGAAGTGCCGGACCTAAGAAACTCACCAAAGCCCCTGTGATACCTAACACTGCACCAAGAAGAGGCAATCCGAGCACAATTCCTAAATCTGCGGATTGTTGCGAGAAAGCTAATAAAGGGTTAGCTCCACCTTGAATTTGATTTAAAAATTGCTCCAACTGGATAGACGCTTGGCCCATCTTAACGGAAGATTGGCCCAGAGCTTTGCCAGACTTTCTATAAGTCTCTTCTAATTTTAGGTTCTCTTTTTGGAGTTTCTGTAAAGATGGTATTAATTTCTCATCGACACCTTGAGCACGAAGCCTGTTAGCTAAGTTTTCTTGTTTAGCAGCTATAATGCTTTCTCTCGTTCCCTTGATACCAGCCTTAAGTACATTATTCTTTTCACGTAAGGACATAGCTAGTCTACCAGCTACCTTCTCTGCCTGAGCTTCAGTTCTTTTAAGGGAAGCCTGAGCTTTATCAAGGTCTTCTACCTCCTCCTTTGCTGTCTTAGTGTCTCTAATTAGAGGTTCCATACCGCCAGTGTATACGAATCCAATCTCGAATAAGTCTGTCATTATTAATTACCCCTAAATATATTCGAAGACTAAGCCACATTGAGTTTTATTTCTAGCACCCGAACATACTCTTCGAATAGTTTGGGGCTTTATATCTAACATTTCCGCTGCTTCTTTAGCAGAATCAAAAGCGATACCTAAAGTGGTGCAATATACTTCCTTAATGTCACACCGTTGTTTCTTATTCTTCATGGAAGCTCTAAGATTCTCTAAGTGGCTCTCACTCAGTTTCTTACCTTTCTGCGCCTCACTAATTTTTCTTTTTACTTCCTCAGTACGAGGAACCCCTGTAGTAACTTTGGCTGCTAGTTTAGTTAATTCAGGATTTATACCTCTTTCCTTAGCCTTCTCACTAAGTTTCCTTTTAGTTTCATCACAGTGTTCAAAGTATTTACCACCAGAAGCAAGGTTATATCCATTAGGTGCAACACAATTGTAAGCCTTAATTAATTCTACCTCGACATAATCTGAGTACTCTATATCAGGACACTGTACTAATACTTCTATCTTAAAATTCTCCTCTCCGTACTTACGTAAAGCTTGGCCTATAGGGTATTGGGTTCTTGTATGTTCATTAAACCTACGGCTAACTTTTTTCTTAGTCTGACCTATGTAAATTTTACCGTTAATTAGATTTGTAATTTTATAAACTGACACATTATTGCCCTCTAAATAGTAATTACTTGTGTGTGTTAATTAGTTATTGACAAGACAATAATATGCCTAAGAACTTATATATATATCCATATGAAACTATAAAGAAAGAAAACCCCTACAACATAGGGGTTTCTTTTGTAGCAGGTCTGTAGTTAGCTTTATCAGCACTCTTAGTTTTTTCTTGTCCTTTAGAAGCTTTCCTAGCAGCCTTCATAGCCTTCCATTGAGAATTAACTAGCTCTCTTTGGACTCCCATAGCTTCTTCTGACTCCTTAAAAGGATTGTAAGGCGATTGTAATGCAGGTTCCTTCCCTTTATGCATCCAACTACAATACTGCTCTGACATAGTACGTAGAGCTTCCTTCTCCCAACAGTCGAGGTTAACACCAGAAGCTATACTAAAAGCATTTATCTCAGACCAAGATATAGGGGAAGCTCCCCCCATAGTATATTCGCACATACCACTCCCATGAAACGCTGACACTACCCTGTTATCAGCTTCGGGGAGTTCTTTTACAGGAGAACCCTCTGTTAAGGTTTCATGCCTTGGTTCCTTCCTACCTTCAACAGTAGAATGTAGCCACCCAAGGTGTTGAGCGTATAGGATAACCCCTTTGGTTATCCTTTGATAAAATTTGTTCTATCTGAGATAAATTTCTCTACTTGCTCACGAATCCAAGGATATTTCTTATAAAGGGCTTTAGCACTCTCGAAGGTACAAGCAACTTTCTTACCTGCCTCTTCTACATTTTCCCAAGATAAAGTCATCTTAGCTAATAAGTCTCTTGATTTATCTTCAGCTTCGTCTAAATCAATCTCATTATTTTTCTTAGACTTTGCTTGTTGACGTTGAGCCTGTTCAAAACGCTTTTTAATAGTATTACGATATTCATCTGAATCACTACCCATAAGAGTAATTGTAATATCCAATTCTTCTTCTGTAGCTGGATGAAGTAATACTAGTTTCTCGCCTTCGTTTGCAAGTGCTACTGAATCTAAAAGTTGTAAATCTGCCATGTTTAATTCCTCAATGTTTTTATGTAAAATGTTTTATTAATTATATTTTTATTAGGTATAAGATAAGAGGGACTACAAAATGTAGTCCCAATTTATTAAGGGTGTTACTTAAAAGTATTAACCCGCCACTACTTCGGTAGTGATTTCAAGCTGCGATGTAGAACTAGTTATAGAATCTACACTTCCTATGGATTTAGGTTTAGACATAACAATCGCCTGGAAATAGTCGATATCTGAGTCTTGATCTGTTACACGGAAAGAGTAGTTTGCATCACTATCCACTGCTGCATCAAGGATTGCCTGACCTGCATCAGAAGAATCTAATCCTAGTGCTAATGAGATAGACCCATCATTAAAACTAACTTTCTTCTTAACAGTCCTACGAGTAGCAAGCGGGTTGTGAGTTACAAGGTTGTATACTTTACCAAATTCCCCAAGGTCCGTAATTTCACCTACGTCAGTCCAAGATAACGCAGCGTACCCTGCTGAATCTTCTGTTGCCGGAAGACCTGCGGATACCGCTAAAGTTGTTCCTGCGGAAGTCTTTACTGTCATAATAATTTTTCCTCTTATTAATTATGATTTTCTATATAGAAAGTCATACTGAAATGTATGACATTTTGAATTGAGTTATCTGTTCAGATAACAGTTTAGAAAGTTATCCCTCATGAGAAAGATAACTCAATTATTCCCTTTCAGAATTGAAAGAGGAATCTTGTATAAGAACTTTAAGTAAAGTTCTTGTTTAATTGTTGCTTGAGTATGTTGGGCCACTGTAGAGTGTTTATCTCTACCATCCCTTGGGGTGCTTTAGTGTGACTCCATCCCAGGTATTCTATATCGTATGCATAATCTGCACCTGTTACAAAATATAAGTCTTGGTTATATATATCCCAAGAATCTATAGTAGACTCCAAATCCGTTAGCGAGGACGTACCCTCATCTTGTTTATCAGGGTTGAATGAGAATTCAGGGGAACCCGTAGAGGTATTCCAAGAACTTTTCAATGCAGAAGTTTCTACAGGAGTATCTCTTACAATGTTACGTGCTAAGTCAGTTACAGCAGTCTTAACCGTTTTGTTCATACGCTTTTTAAATGCTTTCTCCCAAGCATCAAAATTCTTGAAGGTTGCCATATTAACTCCTATCTACGAAGGCGTACATGCCTATACGGATTATATACCTTTCCCATGCATCATCTTCACCAGATAGAGGTAGCGGTCTAATTGACCCTACAGTCTTTACATATATCTCTTGCCCATTATATGTAATAGGGGTTCCATCAATAGGAAACCCATTATCTAATGTATCTGCTATTGTGTACGCTTCTACATCCCCTTTTCCTTTTGGGATCATGACATCTACTTGAAGTATGAAATCAATCTTATCAGTACCGACCATAGCAATACTAAAAGGGCTTTCAGGGAAAAGAGTATTGACAGCAAGCCATGTACCGTTGTTAGGCGGGGTAAAACCCTTTTGGTTGGGGTAACGTACTGTATACCCGCTTAAAGCTGTCTGTGCTTGCTGTATGGCCCCATTTCGTGTATTAAGTCGCCACTGTGCCATTATAACCTCCTAATCTGTAAGGTGTATAGAGCATCAGCAGCATCCTTCATAATAGAGATAATTTGGTAATCCTCCCCATCAACACTAACGCTCCCTGAATTAACTCTGGGAACTAAACCTAAAGCTTCCCATATATCCACTCTGCTGATTAGTTTACGATCCCCTACTAGTATCTTATCACCGTCTACTTGCCGATTATCATAATCTAACCTGCAACAAGTAATACTGTATGTAGTACCTGAATGGGAGTATTGCCCGGTGATAGGATCATATGCAGCAGAAGAATCCATAGTGAAAGTGAAGTGTTGGAAGAAGTCAGCAAAAGTGCTGGTTTCAAATTTAGTAGATAATCTTCGGAATGTGTTTTTCGTTGGCATAATTAACTCTTATGTCTCTTAAGGTTTTCCACTGCTCTTTTACTTCAGCCTATTCATATACACTATGTCTTTCTCTTTAAGTTGGTCTTCTTTGAAAACAGACACTGGACAAGTGATAGTTGCAGATAAGATCGAGTCAGGGGATATGCCCCTATCTATCTCCATGACGTCTTCTAATTCAAACCAAACCCCCTCTACAGATTTGGCAAATACCTTAGTCCCTTTTGTAGTCTGTACCTCATCCTTGACATTATGTGCAGGAGTGTAAATAGCAAACATATTATACCACCTCCACAG